CTCCACCGGTGACCTCGACCTGATCCAGGAGCGCGCCGCACTTGCCCGCGAGCAGCGGATCAAGATCGCCATGGTCAACCAGCAGATGCAGAAGGAACTGGCGCCGGTTTCGGTGCTGGAGCAGGTGCTGGCCAAGGTCGGGCGACAGATCGCGACGAAGCTCGAAGCGATTCCTGTGCAGATCAAGCGGCGGACAACCACGCTGTCTGCGGAAGACATTGACCTCATCACCGAGGAGATCACCAAGGCGCGCAACATCGCAGCCGCCATCAAGCTGGAAGACCTGAACGATGGACCTGTCGGAGATTCAGAAGGCGATTACGAAGGGCCTTAGCGCTCTGGCTGCGCCGACACCCATGTCGCTGTCGGCCTGGGCGGCTGAGCACTTCTACCTGTCGGCCGAGTCCAGCTACGTCGAGCAGAAGTGGCAAGCCTTTCCGTACCAGGTGGCTATCCTGGACGCGATGTCGAATGACGACATCGAGGAGGTTGTGTTCATCAAGTCGGCGCGCGTCGGCTACACGAAGATGATCCTGGCGGCGATGGGCTACTTCGCTCATCACAAGCGCCGCAACCAGGCTGTGTGGCAACCGACCGATGAGGATGCCGACGACTTCGTGAAGACCGAGGTCGACACCATGCTGCGAGACGTGGCGGTGATGGGCACTGTCTTTCCCGCATTCATGCAGCGGAGCAAAGACAACACGATGCGCAAGAAAGGCTTCCTCGGCTCGACGTTGCACATCCGTGGGGGCAAGGCTGCCAAGAATTACCGGCGCCTTTCCGTCGACGTCATCTACCTGGATGAGCTCGACGGCTTCGATAGCGATGTCGAGAAAGAGGGTTCCCCGGTGGTGCTCTCGCGCAAGCGCATCGAGGGCGCCACCTTCCCGAAGCAGATTCTCGGCAGCACGCCGAAGCTGAAGGGCTTCTCGCTGATCGAGGGGAGGGCCGAGCAGGCGGAGCAGCAGTTTAGCTTCCGCGTCCCGTGCCCGCACTGCGGCGGTGAGCACGTGGTCCGTTGGGGCGGCAAGAAAAAGCCGTTCGGTTTCAAGTGGGAGGGCGACGATCCCGCGACGGTGCTCCATTACTGTCCGCTGTGCGGCGAGGGGTACTCGCAAGCTGACTACCTGACGGTCTGGCGAAAGGGGCGTTGGGTCTCGTCGACCGGCATGTGGATCGATCCTGATGGTCGATTCCGATCGCAGGATGGCGAGGTGGTGCGTGCTCCGCGATCGGTCTCGTTCTGGGTCTGGACCGCATACAGCGAAATGACGCCCTGGTCGCAGATCGTGCGCGAGTTCCTGTCGGCGCAGGCCAAGGCAAAGAAGGGCGACACTTCGGAGCTGAAGACCTTCGTCAACACCACCCTCGGCGAGACGTGGGAGGAAGACGTCGAGAAGGCCGACCACGAGCAGCTCAAGGCGCGCGCTGAACCTTATGCGCTGCGCACGCTGCCCATGGGCGTGCTGGCCGTAACAGCTGGCATCGACGTGCAGGACGATCGCTTCGAGATCGTGGTGTGGGGCTGGGGCGAGGGCGAGGAGGCGTGGCCGGTCGACTACCAGGTGCTGCAGGCCAACCCGGCCAGCGAGGCGTCCTGGGACCAGCTCGATGCGTACCTCAAGACGACGTACCAGCACGCGGGCGGGCAGTTCCTCGGCATCGAGGCGGCCGCGATCGACACTGGTGGCCACTTCACGCACCAGGTCTACAACTTCGTGCGCACGCGCGGCGGGCAGCGGCTGTATGCCGTGCGCGGCGAGCCGGCAGCGGGCAAGCCAATCAAGGGGCGCGCGACCAAGCAGGACATCAGCTATCGCGGTGTCATGGTCAAGCGCGGGGTCCGGCTCTGGCACGTCGGTACGGATACGGCCAAGGATCTGCTGTTCGGGCGCCTGAAGTTGGTCGAGCCGGGCCCTGGCTACGTGCACTTTTGCGACCAGCTGCCGACGGCGTTCTACGAGCAGCTGACAGCGGAAGCGCGCGTCATCCAACGCACGCCGCGCGGTGAGGAGTATCGCTGGGTCAAACGCAAGTCCGGTGCGCGTAATGAGGTGCTGGACTGCACGGTGTACGCGATGTTTGCGGCGTATTGCCTTGACCTGCACCGCTACACCAAACCGATGTGGGATCGGTTACGAGACCGCGTGGCGCCGCGGCAGGGCGATCTGCTGGCGGACCCGCTGCCCGGCGTGGTCGAGCTGCCGATCGCGGCGCCGGCGGATGAGCCGTCGACCGAAAGCAGCGCGCCGGCCAGTGAGCCGCCGGCGCAAGACGACAACTGGCTGGGCGACACCGATGGGTGGCTCGGCCGCTAACAAGGCCGACACATGGCATTCACCCTTTCGCAACTGGAGGCCCTTGAGCAGGCCATCGCATCCGGCGAGCTGACCGTGAAGTACGACGGCAAGGAAGTGACGTATCGCTCGATGGATGACCTGATCAAGGCCTACAACATGGTGCGCGGTCAGCTGCTGGCCAGCGGCCAGTTGACCGAGCTGCCGCGCACCAATCGCGGGCCGTCGTCGGTTGCCTACTTCACCCGGGACTGACCATGAACTGGATCGATAACCTGGTCAGCTTCGTCTCGCCGATGTCCGGCGTGCGCCGGGCGCAGGCCCGCATGGCGCTGGATACCGTACGCGCCTATGACGCGGCGAAGGTGGGCCGCCGCACGGATGGCTGGATCGCCGGTGGCGGCAGCGCCAATGCGGAGATCGCGCCGGCGCTGCATCGCGTGCGCCAACGCTGCCGCGATGTCGTCCGCAACAACGAATATGCGGCGTCCGCGTTGGACAAGCTGGTTTCCAACACGGTCGGCACCGGCTTCACGGCCAAGGCGCCCAACCAGGCGCTGTGGGATGCGTGGTGCGATTACTGTGATGCAGACGGTCAGCTCGACTTCAACGGGCTGATGGAACTGGCGCACCGCACGCGCCGGGAGTCGGGGGAGGTGATCATCCGCTTCCGTCCGCGCATGCCGGAGGACGGGTTCGAGGTGCCGCTGCAGCTGCAGGTCCTGGAGCCTGACCACATCGACTCGACGAAAACCGGGCCGATGCCGAACGGTAACTATGCGATCACCGGCGTGGAGTTCGATGCGCTCGGTCGGCGTGTCGCGTACTGGCTCTTCCCGCAGCATCCCGGCGAGATTGCCGGCTTCAGGCTCAGCGGACTGGAGAGCAAGCGGGTGCCGGCCAGCGAGATCCTGCACTACTACCGGAAGCGGCGACCGGCCCAGGTGCGCGGCATGCCCGAGCTCGGCGTGTCGCTCCTGCGCCTGCGCGACCTGGCCGACTACGAGCAGGCCGAGCTGGTGCGCAAGAAGATCGAAGCCTGCTTCGTGGCGTTCGTCCGAACTGACGATGCCAACCAGCAGCTGGGCGAGGCCAAGCAGGGTGCCAGCGGCCAGCGCCAGGAGAAGGTGGCTCCGGGCATGATCAAGTACCTGTCCAACGCTGAGGGCGTCGAGTTCGGTACGCCATCGTCCGCCGGCGGCTATGGCGACTACACCGTGACGCAGCTGCACGCGATCGCGGTAGGGGCTGGGACCACCTATGAGCAGATGACCGGCGACCTGTCGCGCACCAACTTCAGCAGTGCCCGCGTCGGCTTGGTGGAGTTCCGGCAGCTGGTGCAACAGGAGCAATGGCTGGCGCTGGTGCCGATGGTGAAGAAGCCGATCGCGCAGCGCTTCCAGGTGGCCGCAAAGCTGGCCAGCAAGCAGCGCGAAGCAATTTCGCCGTTCATCTGGACTCCGCCAAAGCTCCAGTGGGTGGACCCGTTCAAGGATGTCATGGCCACCAAGGAAGCCATTCGCGGGACGCTGATGAGCCTGTCCGAAGCGATTCGCGAGCGCGGCGACGACCCTGAGCGGGTATTCGCCGAAATCCGGCGCGAGCGCGAGCAGCTCCGCGAGCTGGGTGTCATCTCCGATGCTGATGCGGCGATTTCGGAACGTCTGATTGACGCGGCAACAGCCGCCGACATCATGAGCCAGCAGTAAGCGGTTTCGTCTCCAACCCGCCCCGTCCAGGTGCAGACCTGCGCGGGGCTTTTTGCTTACAAACATGCCAACACCACAAAAACCTGCAGCCGCCTCGGTGGCCGGCGAGCGGCGCGACATGCCGCTGATGGGCCGTTCGGCGGAAGTCGGTACCGTTGATAGCGCGTCGCGCACTGTGGATCTCGTCTGGACCACCGGTGCGCGTGTCCAGCGATACGACTACTGGAACGAGCGCTACTACCTCGAGGAGCTCAGCCTCGATCCGGCGCACGTTCGCATGGGCCGCCTTCAATCCGGCTCCGCCAACCTGCTGAACACCCACTCCAGCTGGGATCTCTCTCAGATCCTCGGTGTCGTTACGGCGGCCAGTCTGGATGGTGACCAGGGCAGTGCGTCGGTGCGCTTCAGTCAGCGCGATGACGTGCAGCCGTACTTTCAGGACGTTGTCGACGGAATCATCCGCAACGTCTCCGTGGGCTACCGGATCTACAAGATGGAGCGCATCGCGCCCGCTGTGGACGGTGACCTGTGGATCTACCGCGCAATCGACTGGGAGCCGTACGAGCTCTCGCTCGTGCCGGTACCGGCCGATCCGGGCGCGACAACGCGCTCGGCGGAGCAGGGCCAGCAGCAAGGCACGTACGCGTGCGAGTTTTTTGACCAATCCCCGCCGGCAGCCGCTGGCAACACCACCCGAAAGGAATCCAACATGCCCGGTGAGAACACGACCACCCAGCCGGCGGCCTCGACCACGGCTGCCACCACGACCGCCCCGGTGGTCGACCAGCGCGCCCTGGAAGCGGCGCGCGAGGAAGGCGCCCGCGCCGAAGCGGAGCGCCAGACCGGCATCCGCGAGGCCGTCCGCCTCGGCAACCTGGATACGGCCTTTGCCGACCAGCTGATCGGCGAACGTTCGATGACAGCCGCCGATGCCGGCATGGCCGTGCTGCGTGAGCAGGCCCGCCGCGCTGCCGCCAACCCGACTCGTTCGGCGGCGGACATCCAGACCACCCGCGACGAAACGGACGCGCGCCGTGCAGCCGTCGGCGATGCGATCGTGCTGCGCGCCAACCCGCGTGCGTTCAGCGACGCCGAGCGCGTCGCAGCCGCGCGCCAGTTCCGCGGCATGGACCTGATCGACATGGCGCGCCAGTCGATCGAGCTGGCCGGCGGCAACTGCAAGGGCCTGAGCAAGCGCGAGATCGCCGTCATGGCACTGAATCTGGACCGCGACATGCAGGTGCGCGGTGGCATGAGCAGCACCAGCGATTTCCCGGAAATCCTCGGCAACACGGTGGGTCGCAGCCTGCGCCAGATGTACCAGGTGCAGACCCGCACCTTCCTGCCGTTCTGCCGCCAGGCCACGGCGCCGGACTTCAAGCAGGTCGCCCGCACGCAGCTGTCCGAGGCCTCCGCGCTCAACAAGATCAACGAAGGCGGCGAGTACAAGGCGATCACCTTCGGCGACTCGGCCGAGAAGTACTCCCTCGGCAAGTACGGCGGCATCGTGTCGATTACGTGGGAATCGCTGATCAACGACGACCTGTCGGCGTTTGACCGCATTCCGCTGGGCATCGCTGCCGAAGCTGCGGCCCTGGAGGGCGACATCGTGTACGGCATCCTGACCGGCAATCCGAACATGGCGGACGGCGTGGCGCTCTTCCATGCCACCCACGCCAACC